AAAGTTTATTATCTAGTCTAACATCTGCAGGTGGGTCAAACGCAAGCGTAAGAACTATTCGACGCCGATAATTAAGTAGGGGACAATGACAACAATTATTGGATTAGAACACAAAGACCGCTGTTTTATAGTTGCCGATAGCCAGACTACTGATGCTGATGGCAGAATTTATACACACCCTGAAGTAAAAAAGATTTCAGATAATGGTATGTTTCTAATTGCAGGTTCTGGTGAAACACTACCTTGTGACATAGCACAACATATTTGGGAACCACCAACCCCTACTAAGCAGGATAGGGAAGACCTTTATCATTTTATGATTGTAAAGGCAATGCCATCTCTACGCAAGTGTATGACAGAGAATGGTTATAACTTTGAAGAAGATAGTAAAGATTCTCGTTTCCAGTTTATAATGGCTGTTGGTGGAGAAATTTTTGATGTTGACCAAGAACTATCAATAAGTAAATCTGCAGATGGAGTATACGCTGCAGGCTCTGGAGCAACATACGCATTAGGTGCTATATACGCAGGAGCAGATGCTTTTGAAGCAATGGAGATTGCATCTAAACTTACAGCATTTACAGCAGGACCATACATATCAAAAGAACAACCTAGAAAAATTAAGTAGGAGGAACAATGGCTGGAGTTAAAGGAAGAAGCGGTGGCGCTAATGGCGGACCACAGTACAGCCCAACCAATGTTTCAGCAACTGGCGGCAATGGACAGTCTGGAACACAGGCAGCAAAATATTATTCAGGTATGGGTTACGGACAAGGTAAAGCAACAATGCAACAACAACAGGCTGCGCCTATGGCTGGGACTCCTACTGCGCCGTTAATGAATCCTATAGATTCAATTCCTCAAGCAACACCATTTTCTGAACCATCAACAATGCCTAATGTTCCAGTTACCGATGGAGCAGTAATGGGTGCTGGTGCTGGTGCAGAAGCGCTAATGTTACCAAAAGAACAAGATAATGATGTTGAGAAACAAAGACTATTATCTTACTTACCAGCCTTGGAGTCAGCAGCACAAAGCCCAAATTCTTCACAAGCATTCCGTAATTATGTGAGAATTCTAAGGGCTAATCTCCTATGAGCGAAAGAGAAGCCGCACAAAAAGCGTATCAAGATAAACAGAAATCTAATAATCCTTCTGCCTTTGATACTATGGGTGCATTTAATAATTATTATGCTGGATGGAATATTGACTCTTCCAAATCTCTAGCACTGGATATGGGACGATATATCCCTGCAACAAATAGAGCAGAGGCTAACAATCAGTTTAATCAATATAAGACTCCAGTTACAGGTGAAGATAAAACTTGGTGGCAGAGAGCATTTATAGGAATAGAAAAAGCCTATAACTTTACAACTCAAACAGTATCTTTTGGTTTGACATTGCCTGAAAAAAATAATCCTATATGGAAAGATGAATTTTCAATAGATAAGGTTAAAGAAGCCTGGGATAAATCTAGAGATATATCTGCTGGCCGTTCTATTATGAGAACTACTGTAGGTAGACCCCTAGATGAATTAGAGGGAATCTTTAGCGGTATAGCAAAGACCGTAAGTTTTGGTAAACTATCTGGCGCTGACAAGTTCTTGCAAGAGCACGTATTATTTGCTGCTAATGACTTTGATATCTTTAATAAGAAGCAAAGCGAAGAAGCATTCCGTGAGCAAAATGTTGGACGCTTTACTTCATTCGGAACGGATGTAGTATCTAGATTCGTTCTTGACCCTACCATTATTGGTGGTAAACTAGTCAAAGGATATAAGGCTTTAAACTACACTGTTAAAGGTGTTAAAGAGTTAAATGCTATTCTTGCTGGAGAAAAAGTTGGAGTCAGAGCCAATAAAGTAAAAGCAACCTTTAATGACTTTATTGAAAAAACAGATGGTATGGATGCCATTGAGTTGTTTAGAGTCAAGGCTATTAGAGAGTCTGCAAATCCTGCATCCTTTGCGGATATACTTGCAGATGCAAATAAAATTGAAGATATAGCACTTCGTCATACAGCCAAGGCGGATATCATTAAAATGGCAATGGGCGACGCCGATGCTGCAACTAGATTGCTATCAACTAACCGTACCCTTGCTGTTAAAATTGGTAACTTACAGGACGAAGTTACTGGTGCTAAGTATCTAGGTGCTGGATTAGATAAAGCAAGTGGACAACTTACATTTGATTTAGTTAATAAAGGAACTGATTTAGAAAAAGCCACAGAGAATATACTTTTATATCAAGATGAACTGACTGAATTAACTCAAAAATTAAATGCTGAGGCTATCTTAGATCCTACAAGAATACCACAATTTGATAAAGTATCTGGTATTCGTAATGCTGTCTCTGGAAGTCAAAAGTTTATTGACCTTCGTGCTGGCGCTGCAGGTGCCCCAGTTCGTGTTCTAACTGGATTTTTCTATAAACGCCCTAGAGGTTGGATTGACTTTACAGACAATCAATCAGTTCAAACTGTAGATAATCTACTAAGTCGCGTACGTGGTGTAGCGGATAAACAAGAGAAGTCATACATAACAGAAATTAACTCTTTAAAAAATAAACTTAATACACAGACTATTGCGCCGACAGAAGTAAAAATACTTAAGAGTAAGATCAAGGGTCTTGAAGATGATCTAAAGAAGTCTTCATTTACAATTGAACGCAAGACTGCTTTGTTTAACGAATATGCTGCCGCTACAAATGCAGCAGAACGTGCAAATGCTTTTCAAGTAATTGAACAAGAACTGTTGCTAAACAATTCGGATTTGATGAAAGCGATATTCGCCAGGCTTGGTCTCTATTCTCAGGTGGGCGTGCTAAAGCGCACAACATTATTCGTGAAAGAGCATACACTGGTGCTACAAAAACTCTACCAGATGGTCGAGTTGTACCAGTAGGTTCTAAAGCAACCCCTATTCTTGGGTCAGAAGACTTAAAATATATTATTCCACTACCATTAAATGAAACTCAACTAGTAAAACAGTTACCAGTTCTTGATATTGACACAATGTATAATGCTTTAACTCGCTTAACTAGAGCACGTCGTTCAGATGCGGCTGGTATTTACTACAAAACCAGAGGTGGAGCAACAGATCTTATTGATGGTCTTGATTCATTAATTAAATTTGAGGTTCTTGCTCGTATTGGTTACCCTGTACGTAACGTATCAGAGGGTATTATGCGTATCCTTACCACAACTGGCCCTTTGGCTATTGTTGCTGGCTTAAAAGAATCTAGTCGCAAGTTAATTACAAACAGATTTTCTGGTGCGTCACTAGATGACATTTATCGCTGGTCTGATGATGTAAAATTACAGACATACCGTGACGAACTAGATGCTATGCGTGATATTGCCGATGATCCTGACTTAGTTGCCTCTCAAATTAAAGAAATTGATGGTATGCTAGATGGAACTATTAAAGTGCAGGATAAGTTTGGCCTAGGTCTACGTGAAGTAGATGGCATAACATATGAAGATGCGCTAGGTGCAACACCTGAACGTGCTGAATTTATTAAAAATAGATTTATCTCTGAATCTGCAAGGATTGTTGACGCTCATTTGTCAAGCAGTAGAAATAAATTAAACAATGTTTTTGAAACTACTGGAGATTTCGTAGTTATTAAAGGTGATGATCCTAACTGGGCTCAGGCTTACGAAAGAGTAATCAATCGCCAAGTTCGTAACTCTAAAATCACACAGATTCTTTTACAGAACAAGCCAAGAGAACAAGTTATTGACGAAGCCGAATACTTCTTACTACAGACCAAAGAAGGCCGTGATATACTAAAGGTTCTTGGTATGGGTAGAGATGCTCGTTCAATTGTTGAAGCCAATATGGATAACATTGATGAGTTGTTCCCAGCCTTTGCAACTGGATTAAAGGAAATTGCTAAGGGTCGCAAGATTACATCAGATGATATTCAAAAAGCATTTGGTACAGATACATTAAACTATCCAGCAGTTAATGCTGCTCAGGTTGGTGCGGCTAATGGTTCTCATCCAGCCGTAAGAATGTTATCCTCTATTAGAGATAAATTTTATAAGAACTTTGGAGAAATTCCAGAGTCTAGCCTTGTCCGTCACCCACTCTTTGTTGACTTATACCGCAGACGTATGGATTCGACGATTAGAAATGCTATTGATACCTATCCTGGCGATGCGATACCACCAGAATATATCCGAAAACTAGAGTCAAATGCACGCCAATGGGCTAGAGCAGAACTACGTCGCTCTCTTTATGATACATCTGAGCGTGTAGATGCTGCGTATACAATGCGTTATGCATTCCCATTCTTTGGTGCATTCACAGATGTGGCTGAAAAGTGGAGTCGTATCGTAGTAAACGATCCATCAGTATTTGGTAAACTACAAACTGTATATAATGCCCCAGATCGTGTAGGCATTACCGAAGAACGTGATGGTAAAACATACATCAATGTTCCTGGTGAGTGGGTAAAGCGTGGCTCATTTGGTTTAGTAGATAGACCAGTAGCCATCCCTAAAACAAGCCTTGACCTTCTATTCCAAGGTAACTCTTGGTGGAATCCTGGCGCTGGATGGTTTGTTCAAATTGGTGCATCTCAATTAATTAATGCTATACCTGATTTAGAGCGCACTAGTTTAGTTAAAACTATATTACCTTATGGACCAACTGGCACAAGTCCAGGAGAGTTCACTAAAGATTTGTTTATTCAGAACCAAGCATTGCGTAAAGCGTGGGCTAGGTTTGATGAGAATGATCCTACCCGTCGTAACCTTACAGTTCTTATTGCAATGGAAGAAAACCAAAAGTATGATAGCGGATTACGCTCATCTACTCCAACAGCAAAAGAGATTGACAATAAGGTTAAGAATATTCTTGCACTAGAAGTAGCAGCAAGAGCAGTGCTTCCATTCGCTACAAACTTGCGCTCTCCTTATCAATTCTATATTGATGAATGGCAGAGATTGCGAGAAGAGAATCCACAAGATGCATCAGAAAAATTCTATGATACATACGGAGAAGATTACTTCTTGTTTACTACTAGTTTGTCAAAGAACAACACTGGTATTGCAGCAACTGTAGATGCAGAGAAACGTTCTAGAGAACTATCCGATATAATTGCAAAGAGTCCAGAGTATGGATGGTTTGTAGTAGGAGATGTTAACGCTGGTGAGTTCTCACCTACTGTATATCAGAGCCAAAGAAATACTCCAGTTGCTCCTGGTAGCACAAAGAAGTTTAGAGAATCTCAAGATCCTTATGAGGCAATAGCCTCTACCCAGGCAGAAAAAGGCTGGATTGTTTACAACAAGGGTATTGATATTATAGAGTCAGAGCGCATTGCAAGAGGTTTAACTAGTTTAAATGTTATGGATGCTCAAGATTTGAAAGAGCGTAAACAACAATTCATTGCTGATCTTGAAGATGAGAATCCTGAGTGGGCTAAAGTTCGCGGAAAGATTGATACTAACAAGATTGTTAACTTTTTAAGATTCTCTCAAGAGTTGACCTTAGATCCTAGAACTAAGAATAGACCTGATATCCAAGCAGTTGCCGACTATATTGGCGGAAGAGATTATGTTCGCCAACTTCTTGCAGAAAGAAGCAGTAAATCAATTGATGCTAAGGACAATGCAGACTTAAAGGAAATGTGGGATACATTTACCAGTTCATTGTTAGATGAATACATTTCTTTTAGTAGAGTGTATTCAAGAATACTTGAAAAAGACGACCTTACGAAAGGCTTATAATGGCTGCTGGTGATGCTTATAAAAAATTAACATCTGGTAGTACAACTACTGGTAACAGTGTTGTCGGCCAAGTATACATTGGCCAAGGAACAGGTACAAAACAAGTAGATATTCCAGGTGCTGGTACATCAGTAACTGTTGCATCAGATTCGATGACTACCTTTAGCGCTAAAAAAAGATACCTAGAAGATCCTAAAGTTGAATCAGGCTGGTTAGTTACTCTTAAGAAAAATGGATATACTGATGTAAGCCCAGCAAAAGCAAAGGTTCTATATGAACTGGCTGTCGATGGGGCTGGTCAGTGGTATCAACAGTCTGGCGGCAGTAGAAAGATAACACCTGAACAATACCTACAGTGGTATGCTAAAGACTCAGGTATGTCTGGTTCAGGACAACCTACGGTAAGTGTGTCAAAGTATCTATTTCAACCTGAAGAAATTCAATCATTAATAGATGATACACTGAAGACATCACTTAATCGCAAGGCTACTCCAAGTGAGACAAAAGAATTCTATACCGCTATTCAAAAAATGATTGATGAAGGTACTGTTACTACCACCAGAAGAGTCGGTGGAAAAACTATATCTGAGACAAAGCCTGGATATTCTAAGGAAAAAGCACAGGCACTTATTACAGAAAAAGTTAAAACAGATTCACCTCAAGACTTTCAAGAGAAACAAAGTTTAGATTTTGGTGACTTCCTTGCAAAGTTGAAGGGATAATATGGCAACCTCAGCAACAACAGCATACGGTATTACCGCTGATTTAATCAAAGCATTCCCTGAACTACAGAGAGTCTATGATTTATATGTAGCAGGAGACCTAACACAGGCTGAATTAGAGTACTATAAGACTGGATATTACAGAGGTCTTACAGTTACATCTAAGAATAGGGCTGGTCAAAAGGCATCTCAACTTGGTGTATATACCCAGGGATTAGAAGCATTTAAGGTAGAACAACGTAAACGTCTTATTGGTAAAGGTATTAACCTAGACGAAACAACGTTTAATTCTGTACTTCAAGATGCTTATGATAGAGGTCTTGATGATGCTCAGATAGACTTACAGGCATTAAGCAAATTTAAAGGTGCTATTGGTGGCGATACCCTAGGTAAGGTTCAAAGCCTAGAAGAGTATGCTGATACTTTTGGTATGAGTTATACTAAAACTACCTTAGACTCCTGGTCACAAGGTATCTTTTCAGGAACTAATACCTTATCAGATATCCAGGAAAAGATTCGTAGAGATTCTGCTAGTGCATATCCTATCTTTGCAGACGATATTAATAAGGGAACCAGCGTTGATGCACTTGCATCCGCATATAAGTCTTCTATGGCTAACATATTAGAGATTGATGCAGACACTATATCTTATACTGATCCTACATTTCGTAGAGCATTACAGTATGTTGGCACAGATGGCAAGCCTGCACTTAAACCAATATGGCAATTTGAATCAGAGTTACGTCAAGATCCTCGTTGGGACCTAACAGATAATGCAAGGGCAACTGCTGATTCATTATCACTTAAAGTTCTTAGAGATATGGGAGTAGCATAATGGCAAGTAAAGATGCTCTTAACGACATAAGAATAGCAATGGGAACTCCATTTGGACAAGCACCCTCAGCAGCGGCGGCAGTTACTGCTCCTAAACCTTTTGATCCAACATCATTATTATCTGCTGGAAGTGGTGCTGCGGCTGCAGAAGCATCAAGACAAAAAATGCTTTCACAAGGTGCATCTCAAGCAGATGCAGCATCTTCTGCTAGATATACAGGACAAGCGTATGATTATTATGCAAATCAAAAAGCAATAGCAGATGCAGCGGCAGCAGCAGCGGCTGCAGCGGCAGCAAAAGCAGCAGCAGACGCACTTGCAAAAGCGCAGTCAGATGCAATTGCAGCAGCAAACGCAAACAATGCTATTGCATTAACTAATGCACAAGCAGCACTAGCGGCAGCACAAGCATCAGCAAATGCTGCAACAGTAGCGGCAACAGCGGCAGCCACAACTGCAGCACAGAATACAGCAGCAACGGCAGCAGCAACAGCAGCGGCTGAGGCCGAAAAGGTTGCAGCAGCACGTGAATCCATAGGTAAAATTGTATCAGATAGATTTGCTAAATACGGATTAGAGTCGCTTGGAGCCAAGGTTCTAGAACTTGCACGTAGCGGTTACACTGAGGCTACTATTACTTTAGAGTTACAGAATACTGATGAATACAAAACTAGATTTGCGGCTAATACTGAAAGAACTAAAAAGGGTTTAACGGTTCTTAGCCCAGCAGAATACCTTAGCGTAGAAGACGCATACCGTCAGACATTGCGTGCATATGGTTTAAAGCAATTTGATAATGATTCATATGTCCGTCAGTTTATCGCTAATGATATATCACCGTCTGAGTTATCTACTCGTGTAGTTACAGCAGTTCAAAGAGTTCAGAACGCTGACCCATTAATTGCTAGAACACTACGTGATTACTACGGTATTGGTGATCTTGATATGGTTGCTTATGTTCTTGATCCTAACCAACAATTGCCTATGATTCAACGCCAAGTTGCAGCAGCAGAGATTGGTGCAGCAGCAAGAGTCCAAGGACTTCAGGCTGGTGTATCTGTATCAGAACAACTTGCAGCACAAGGCATTACTCAGGCAGAGGCACAAAAGGGATATGCAACTATTGCAGATATTCTACCTACCTCAGAAAAATTAAGCAGCATCTATGGAACAACATTAGATGGATATGGACAAGCAGAAGCAGAGCAAGAAGTATTTAATACTTTAGCATCTGCACAACGTAAACGCAAGGCGCTTTCTGAAAGAGAAATCGGAGCGTTCTCTGGTAGATCTGGAACATCTAGAGCATCTCTCTCATCTAAACCTAGCGGACAAATATAGAATCCTGACGCGGATCCATCGGCCCTCGCGCAGTGTATAAGACCGATAGCAAGAGCCAGTCTAGTTCCCCGACTAGAATCTGAGGCTTGCGACTAAACCAAACGAATAGAAGGGTGGTTGCTATGAGCAACAACTACTGGGATGAAGACGAAGACGACCTAGATACCGACAACGGTGTGCAATTGGAAGGAAGCGATTTACTTAAAAAATTGCGGAAAGCCAAACGTAACGACGAGAAACGTATCAAGGAACTTACTGAGCAACTTGAGGGATTATCCAAGGTGCAGCGTGAGCGTACAGTTAAAGAAGTCCTAGAAAAGAAGGGTGTCAATCTTAAGGCAGCAAGACTAGTTCTTAAGGATTTGGATGATGTTAACGAGGAGTCAGTTAATAACTGGCTTGATGATAACGCAGACTTATTCGGAATTACAGTTGCCAAAGAAGAGCCTAAAGCATCAGAACAAGACCGTGCCGCATTGCGTCAACAGGATGTTCTAACGCAGAATGCTATGACCCCAGACCGAGCAGAGGATTTAAATCTTCGCATTGATAATGCAGATTCGATGGATGCATTATTAGATGTACTTCGCTCACAATAAAATTCCGTTATTAATTACCTGGAGGTAAACAAATGGCAAACGCCTTTGTATCAACTGGTTCGTCCTCATTAGGAGGAACCGCAGGTTCTGCTGGTTTAGTTCAGAAGGCGTATGACCGTCTTCTTGAATTCGCTCTTCGCTCTGAGCCGTTAATTCGCTCAGTTGCAGACAAGCGTCCAGCACGCCAAGCAATTCCTGGTTCAACAGTTGTTCTACAACGTTATGTTGATCTATCTACTGCAACTACAGCACTTACTGAAGATGCTGATCCAGATGCAGTAGCAATGTCCACACCAACCTCAGTAACCATTACTCTTAACGAGTACGGTAACTCAGTGTTGGTAACACGTGCGTTGGAACTATTCAGCCTTGCTGATGTAGACCCAGCAATTGCAAATATTATTGCATTCAACCTTGCAGATTCTATTGACTCTATCGCAATGACAACATTGCGTGGCGGAACTAACGTAATCTACTCAGGTTCAACTGCAACTTCAACAGCAACTGTAACTGCTGCTGCAACACTATCTTCTGCTAACATCCGTAAGGCTGTTGCTAAGTTACGTGCTGGCAAGGCCGTTGCTCGTAAGGGTTCACTATACTGGGCTGGTATCCACCCAGAGGTATCCCACGACCTACGTGCTGAGACAGGTTCAGCAGGATGGTTACTTCCTAACCAATACGGCTCTGTTCAAGACCGTATCTGGGCAGGAGAAATTGGAACATACGAGGGTGCATACTTCGTAGAGTCTCCACGTCTGTACTCAGCAACTGATGGTGCTTCATCTGCAAAGGTGTACCGCACAATCATCGCTGGACAACAGGCATTGGCTGAGGCAGTTGCCGAAGAGCCACACGTAGTTATCGGACCAGTAGTTGACAAGTTAATGCGTCACCGCCCAATGGGTTGGTACGGCGTACTAGGCTTTGCTCGCTACCGCGAAGAGGCACTATACAGAATCGAATCAGGTTCTTCAATCGCTTAGTTGATTGACGGTAGGGCTAGGGGAAACTCTAGCCTTACAGTAAGTTCATTAAGGAGAACAATGGCAGATTATGTTTTTAAAACACCTACAGTCCGAGAAGGACCAGCGGGTAAACACAGATTATTTTACTTCTATAAACTAGATAGAGGTATTAGTATTGCTAAGAGTGGCGGAGTATATTCAAGAGTTCGCTATGTTCTTGATGAAGCAATAGATGATTACCAAGAGTTCTATATTGGTGGACATAATCATATAGTCAACGATGCTACTAAAACAGCATTAATTGCAGGGGGTATAGGTGTCACGGAAGCAAACTTTACAGCAGTCTGAGTGTGACCATATAAGCAAAGCGATTGAATGGAACTATGTTCTAAAAGATGGACATATGGACCAGTATGTATCTTTATATGGTTGTACATTATGTAATTCAACAAGCAAGGAACTATGGCCAGGTTTTGGAGAAATGAAATCCAAGGCTAATGGTCACAAAATGGGAGACGCTTGGTGCGACTGTTTTGGTTGTAAAGCCAAGACACTTCAGTTAAACTCTGGAGATGCAACAAGAGATATTTCAGACAAGAAATGGACCTCTGAGTTACAAGCCTATAGAGATGCAAAGTCTCAGGGAATACAACCAGCAGGAACTAATCGTCATCAAGTAGAAGCAGCACATAAAGCATCAGAGATTTTAGGTAAAGCCTACAATGCGGAGACTATGCCTAAAGCAAAAGATATAACCCCAAAAGCCGCAGCCGTAATGAAAGAGATAGGACAAATCTAATGCCAAAAGTAGGAAACAAGAAATTCCCATACACCGCAAAAGGCAAGAAGGCTGCAAAGGCTTATGCTAAAGGTGAGAAGATGGAATCCAAATCTGAGAAGATGATGGAAATGAAAAAAGGTATGAAGAAGATGGTCAATAAGAAGTAATATGGCCACTCCTAAACCTACTGTATTAAAAGGTAAGGCAGCCATTGACGCATACCAAAAATCAATATCTCCTGAAGGTATGGCTAAAGCCAATGCTGATGCTAAAAGAGCACTTGAAAAAAAATATCCAAATATGTTTATACCTGAGACTCGTACTAGTACTCGGATAAACAGAGGCAACTAATGTCATCGGGTCAACGCAAGCGTCACGACGGATTTAATAAGTCAATTATGCGGGACGGTATGATTGTTATTCTCCGAAAGGATGGACGGGAAAAAACCCGTCTTGACCCTAAGACTAAAGAACCAACTAAGGGGAGCAAGTGAAAGATTCAAGATTACAAAGGGCAGGAGTATCTGGTTTTAATAAACCAAAGCGTACTCCTAATCACCCTAAGAAAAGCCACGTAGTTGTAGCCAAAGAAGGTAGTAAAGTAAAAACTATCCGATTTGGTCAACAGGGTGTGACTGGGGATAAAAAACCAACTGCACGTCAGGCTTCATTCAAAGCACGTCACGCTAAGAATATTGCTAAAGGTAAGATGAGTGCAGCCTACTGGGCGGATAAGGTCAAATGGTAAAGAAAGCATTTTGGGATAAGAAGAACCCTAAGAAAACTTCTAAGAAATTAACTCCAGCGCAGAAGAGTGCGGCAAAGGCTAGGGCTAAAGCAGCAGGTAGACCTTATCCAAATCTTATTGACAATGCTGCTGTATCAAAGAAAAAGAAGTAGGGACACAGGGGACAATGAGTATTAAAAATTCAGTAGCAATTGCTTGGTGTGACAATGGTATGGTAGATGGCAAGTTTATGG